CTGCAAGTATACGCGCTTTGGTCAAATGGCGCCTTCTACATATGCTAGGATCATTTCTAGATATGTTTCTGCGACACCATGCGCGTGGGCATCTGCTGGTATGGCTGTTGGTAGGGTTGGTACGGCTGCTGCATGGGCATATATGCAGACGCCATCGGTTGGAATTGGTTCATGGTTTCCTCCTTACAAATACGGGGCGGCACAATGCCGCCCCGTGTATTACGGTAGTTTAATTGTCTGGCCGGCGTAGATCACGTTCGGGTTTGCGATGCCGTTGATCTGCGCCAACACCTGGTATGACGTGCCGTACTTGGCGGCGATACCCGACAGGGTGTCACCGGCCTTGACGGTGTATGTGCGCCCAGTAGACGCACTGCCGCCGTTCACGGCTGCCTGCACGGCTGCGGCCTTACCGGCGATGTTCAGCACCTTGGTGCGGACGGGGTCGTTGCCATAGCGCCCCTGCCATACTTCTGCCGCAAGCGCGGCCGGCGAGGCGTCGAAGATATGCTGGATAAAGCCCTGCACCTCGGCATAACGTGTGCCGAGGAATTCCTTGCGGGCGTCACCGTTGATGTTGCCGTCGATGATCTGGCACACGAGGTCGAGCACAGACCCCTGCGGCGTCGGTACAGGTGCCGGTGCAGGTGTGTCGGCCGCCATGGCATAGTTGGCCCATGCCTTCATATCGCCGTAAAATACATCGCCGTCGAGGTTACCGCCGTACCCTGCGATGCGCACAGAGCTCGAGAACTGCCATGCGCACACGAGGCCGTTATTGACCTTGTAGGGTATATCATTGTTGAGGCCATAATTGATGTCAGTGATACCGTTAGACGGGTACCCTGCGACCCACCGACCGCAGTTGGTGTTGACAGTGCCCTGGTTGAACCGCCATGCATTGCCGTACACCCACGGCCAGATGCCGGTCAATGCATGGTAATGCTCGACGAACGCATTGACCCATGCGACCGACTGGTTGTCTTCCCAGTCGAGTATGGGGATACCATGGTGTTCGTAATTGCGTGTGTTGTTGCGGAAGAACTCTGCTTCGGCCTTGGCATCATTATTGTTGCCAAAATGGTAATAGCCAAACGGGATCTTATTCGCGATGCATTGCTGAATATAGATGTCACACTGGTTGTCGACGAAGTTGGTGCCCTCAGTGGCCTTTGCCACGACGGCACCGAGGCCGCCGTTCTCGACGACAGCCTTGATGTCGATGCCCTTCTGCCAACCGCTTATGTCGATGAACTTAATCATTTTCGACACCCTCTTTGGCGGTGGCGTGGGACACGCCGAGCAGCGCACCGACGAGGGTACCGACCGCGGTGATAACAGTCACAGCGATCGTTGTCTGCGGCCACTCGACAGCAGTGCCGACAGTGCCGACAAAAGTAGCGATCGCAGGGAGGGCGACGAGGCCGACCCACTTGAGGATATCATATACCTTGTCTGGGATGATGTACTGCATAGTTCCCCTTTAATCTTGGTGTACTTCCATGATCTCATTATACATGTGTGTGCCTGGCCCGTTGAGCCCCAATTCATCATGATAATGATGATACACATCATCGACTTGCTGCTTGTCGGCAGCTGAGCACGGATGGCCTTCGATGACAAAACGTCGATGTAGATCTTCGAGCCGGTAAAACAGTAGCTCACCGAGCATAGCGCGATTTTGTACGCGCTCCTCGTGTTCACGACGCGACATGTTATACAGTTGCCCGGTGTTGGTCTTGATCGCATTCAGCAGCCAGCCGATTACCGTACCCATTATCGTGCCCACAACGGTCGTGGTTATATAGTTAAACATTTATACCTCTTAAACGACAAACGTTCTCAGTGCTGATCTGTGATCGCGCTCACTGCGCCCTCGTGGTCGCTAGGAGCTTCGGAATACGGAATGCTATCCGTATATCGCGTTGATAGTCTCGCTGTCACCCGCGCTTAAAGTCAGTGCGCCGCCGAGGCCGGACGTCGTGTATATGGCAAACAAGGCGTCTCTGAAGGTCACCTGCTCGCCCGATACCGACGCCTTCGTGTGTGCGCTCACGACCGAGTAGCCGTTTCCACCAGCCGCGCCCGCGACGACGTGCGTTCCGTCTGAGGTCGGCATGACGCCGTAAGCGCCGTGCCCGAAGGCGACGGTCACCGTAGCGCGGCCTTTGAGGCCAGGGATAACGACCGTTCCATTTAGCTTAATCCCCGGCGTCGCCAAGACACGGGATACGGAATCCCCGAGGGTCGCGAGCGGTGTGAGGACCGAGAACATCGGCTCGGGGTCTGCGGCGTTGATGCCACTCAGCTTGACACGGTACAGTGGCATGAACGCCTCGGCGTCGCCCTTGAGCAGGTCGCCCGCCGTGTACGCGGGGTCCGCCGCCGCGCCCTCGCTCGCCGCCGGCTTGCCGGTGAGCACCTGGAACTCGAGGCCCTCGCGGCCGCTCGTCTCGCGGGAGAAGTGCAGGCCGATGATGTCTCGGCGGTACTGGCCCTGCGTGCCTGACTGGATGTTGACGGTCGTGGTCGTCGAGCAGCGGAAGCGGGACCCCTGGAAGCTGCCGGCGCCCGTGCCGATCGTGACGGTGTTGGCGTCGACGAGCGTCGCCTTGAGCTGGCTCCCAGTCGGGAAGACGTAGCTGTCGAGGCCGGTGATACCTGCCAGGCACTCGCGGTCGTCCGCCGCCTGGATATTCTGCTCGCCGGTCGCGCCGGTCATAAGCTTCACGCCCATGCTAGTCCTCCTTCTTCTCGGCGAAGGCGTTAAAGAACGCTCTCATCTCGGAGTCGACCATCTTGCGCTGGTCATGGTACTCCTTCGCGCAGAGGGGACCGAGTACGATCTCGCGCGTCGTCCCGTCGTCGTACTGGTAGCTGACGCGCTCCCAGCCGAGCTGTTTCCAGTCGTCACCAACGATATATAGCTTGTCGTCAGTGTGCCGGCCGTGCTGCCCGTCGCAGCGGTCGCACCCCCAGCAGCTCATGTTCTCGGTAACTGCCATGATTTCCCCTTACTCGAATTCCTTCTCATCCTTCCACGCCGTGAAGTCCGGCGTGACTGTCGTGTGGCCGTCGGCCACCTTCACGGTCAGCTTAGTGATAGTACCCCGCGTCGAGACGCCGACGGCTGGCGAGTACGCCGTGACGATGTCGCCCACGGCCACGCCCGCGCCCGAGTCGAGGTCGACGTCGATGGCGTCGGTCTGCCGCAGCTTGACCAGCTTCTCGCGCGCCTTGACCTTGAGGTCCGCCAGCTCGGCATTGCTGTAGTCGTAGACGTAGCACCTCTCGTCGAGGCCCGTCATTGTCTGGTGCTCGGAGATGTTCCCGGAGGCGTCGCTATAGAGATGGTAGACGGTGCGCGACGTGCCCTCGCCCTTGCCCAGCGCGATGAGGTGGTTGTACTTACGGTAGTCCAGCTCCGCGCTGTACACGGTCGAGCCGGAGACGCCCGGCACGTCGCCCCAGTCGCGCACGGGCACCGCCGACAGCACGCACCTCATCGTCGCCGTGTCCCACGCCGCCTTGAGCCGTGCACCCGACGCGGCCAGCATCTCGACGATGCCCGTGTAGCCAGCCCTGTATCGGAAGGACCCGGCGACATTGATGCCGGCATAGCTGCCGGCGCTGAAGAGGTCGCCGAGGCCCATCGCCTGCACGAGCTGGCGCAGCACCGCATTCGCGTCACCGCTCACGGAGAGGTGCGACCTGCCCGACGGCGGGCATATGACATGGTCCTCGAGGATGCCGTGCCACGTACGCCCCTTGTAGGCGATCGCGTCGCCGTACCTCGTGCGCGCCGGGCAGAGGACCGAGACCACGCCGCCGTACTCCGTGCCCGGCACGAAGACGCGGCTCCCCGGCTCGATACCGGAGGCCCCCGGTGCGGACAGCTCGAAGTCGTTCTCGTCCGCGCCGAACGCCATGTCGAGCTCGAAGGAACGCAGGCGTGATACCGTGCGCCCCTGCGGGTCCGTCACGAAGAGGTCCATGGCACCGCACCGTCCTCTCGGTAGACTTCGAGGTCCCAGCCGAAGCTGCCGTCGTAGCTCACGGTCGATGTGCCGGCCGGTATGTCCTCGAAGATGTACGAGCCGCTGCCAACGCCGCCGCCGAGCACGGCGTCTGGCAGGGCGTTGGTCCTGTAGCCGTTCTTAGCGACCTTGGTCACGGTGCCCTCGATGGAGTCGATGAGAAGGTAGCCGCCGTCCGGCACATCGGTCGAGACCTGGTAGCGGTTGCCGCCCACCGTCACAGACGGGCGCACGGCCAGCCCATAGACGATGATCCGGAAAGGCGACGCGACGATACTGTCGACCTCGATCTCACGGTTCATCTCCTCGCTGTAGGGGTAGCCGTATGCGTACCCGTAATCGTAGCCGTGCCCGATGCCAACTGTGCCGGACCCCGCGCCCGGGCGGAACTCGTAGACTTCTTTCTTACGCCAGACGCCATCCAGCAGCACGGCCTCCAGCTCGACGACGGCAGCGCCCCCGGTCACGGCCTTGACCTCGACGCCCGCGATGTAGCAGCGCTGGCTCCACCCGTCGAAGTCGAGCGTTCCCGGAGTCATTGATGCGAGGTCCGCGTCGGCGGCCAGGCGCAGGGCGTCGGCCGCCGCGAGGTCGAGCATCGCGACAGTCACGGTCTCCTTGCGCGCCTTGCGCGCAGCGTAGGACAGGTCCCGATAGCCGGCCTCGTAGTCCCAGCTGTCCGCGCGCACGGCACCGGGCTCGCCGCCGACGATGCGCGCACACTGCATGTCATGGCGCTTGCGCGTGACCGCGCTAGTGTATCCCATGCTACGCATATGCCACCGCCTTCCTTGCGAGTCGGTCGAAGTCCCTCATACCGATATACGGCGTATACGATGCGATTATGTCGCCGAGGTTCGCGTCGAGCCACTCGACGACTGAGGCCGTCGCCGCTACGCTGCCGGCATCGGGCGTGTACTTGGCATCTTGCGCCGTCGAGATCATACCGCGCATAGCGTCGTCCGTAGACCTCAGCAGCAGGTCCGCACCGTCGTCGACACCGAGCGCCGCGCCCTGCATGACGTATTGGCCGATCTTGCGGAAAACACGCGACGGCGATTTGATGCCGAGCAGGTTCTTCGCACCCTGGATGGCGTTGTTGACAGCGCCCTTGACGGCATCGACCAACTTGCCGGCAGCACCCGTGACGCCGTTGATGAGACCCTGGACGATATTAGAGCCGATATTGCCGAGCGTGCCGGGGATGGCCGCGAGGCCGCTGCGCAGCTTGCTGCCGAACTGCGACGCCGCGCTCGTGGCGTTGCTCGCGAACTGTGTGACCCAGCCGACGACGGTCGAGATGGCACCGGACAGCCACGACGCGATGTTGCCCGGCAGCTGGCTGAGCTGCCCCATGAGGCCGCCCAGGAATTGTGCACCCGCTGATATCGCCTGGTCGAGCATCTGCGCAGCCCAGGATATCACCTGCGCGATCAGCTGGCCCAGGAGCGAGACGAGCGTCGCGATGATCGTCGGCGCGTTCGTCGCGATGCCCTGGAGGATCATCCCGAACAACTGCACTGCGGCGTTCAGGATGTTCGGCACGTTCGCGATGATAAAGTCCGCCAGCTGCAGCAGGAGCTGCCCGAGCAACTCCAGGATCTGCGGCCCGTTCTCGATGAGGCCCTGGCCCAGCGCCATGACGATCTTGAGCGCGGCAGAGGCCAGCATGGACAGGTTCTGCACGATGCCGTCCACCAGCATGAGGATGAGGTCGGACGCCGTCTGGCCAACCTGCGTGGAGTCGATCTGCGACAGGCCGTTCATGATCTCCTGCCCCAGCTGTGGCGCGTACTGCACCACCGTCTGGACGAGCGTGGATATGATCTGACCGAAGCGCGGGATGATGTTTTCCCCGGCGGTCACGACCGACTGCACGAGCTGGTCGGTCAGCGCGCCCATGTCCGCGTCCTCGTTGCCGAGGCCTGCGAGCCAGTTATTCCATGCTGCCTTCGCCTTGTTGACGGAGCCCTCGATGGTAGTCGCCGCCTCGTCCGCCGTCGTGCCTGTGATGCCCATCTCGTCTTGCACGATATGGATGGCCTCGACGATATCGGAATACGAGTCGACCGAGAAATCGCGCACTTTGCCCTGCGCTGCCGAGAACTTCTCGGCGTCTGAGAGCAGGCGCTCCAATTCTTGTTTAGTGCCGCCATAGCCGAGCTTCAGGCTGTCGAGCATCTCGTAGTTGCCGCGCGACAGCGACATATATGCTTCCTGGACGGTCTCGAGCGACGTGCCCATCTTGTTGGCGTTGTCGCTCATGTCCGTGATGGCTGTGTTGGCCATGTCGGCCGCTGCCTCGGTGTTGCCGCCGAGTGAGCTGATCAGCGCCGCGGCGAAGCTCGTCGAGATCTCCATATAACGGTTGGCTGAGACGCCGGCCGTCTGGTATGCATTGGCAGCATACTGCTGCATTTTGCCAGATGAGGCTTTGAACAGGGTGTCGATACCGCCGACCAGCTGCTCGTAATTCGCATACGCATCGAGCGCAGTCTTACCGATGGCGATTGTCGCAGTGCCGACTGCCGCCACGGCCGCCACGGCCGCGACACCGGCTTTAGCTGCGGCACCCAGTTTGTTCTTGATGCCGTCACCGATCTTGTCGACCTCGCCGGAAGCCTGGTCGTCGCATGTGATCTTGACGGCGAGGTCTAGTAGATTCATACGGTCACCAATCCCGCTCTCTTCGTGACATCTGCCACTACCGCAGCGGCGTCGATGTCTTCATATACCTTGGGCCGGACTTGGTCGTACCAACGGCGACCGATAAACTTACGTTGGCCCATGAGGTATAGGGAGTCGGTGACGTACACTTTAAACGCCATGTCGTCCCGTTCTTTCCTATAGCGGGCCAGCGTGAATTTGGCGAATACGTCGGCCCTCAGTGGACCTCGAAACTCTCCGAGGCAGCGCCAGGCGCATCTGCGTCCTTCTCCGTCCCTGACGATGATAAAAAATCGAGGAACGCATCGTCGGTAACGAGCTCCATGACATCCGTGAACAGTTTGGGGAAATCGAGCGACGCCGCATACTGCTCAGGGGTCACGCCCTCGATCGCCGCCATGATGGCGATGATGTCGGCCTTGTGGCCCTTGAGCAAAACAGGCAGGCCCTTGCGCATGCGCTTCGCGAAGAAATCACGCGCCCCCATGCCCTCCGGCACGGCCTTACGCTCGAACATAGCGGCGACGTCCTTGTCCTGCACAATGTTCGCGATGGGGTCGATGATGTCGGCGATGACGTCGAGGACGCGGTCACCCTTGATATCACTGAGTTTCATTTGTTTCCTCCTTCTGGCCACGCCTAGGCGTCAGCCGAACCTGCCTTGATGTAGAGCTCAAACGGGACGATGTCGGTATTCTCAATGCTGTAGTGGCCGGTGTACTCGAACTCAAACGCGCCCTTCGCCTTGTCGCCGGACTGGATCTTGAAACCGCCGGTCGACAGCGCGTTGATGAGCTTGATCGCGATGAAACCGGCCTTACCGGCAGACGAGCCGTCTTCATTGATGTCGGAGTAGTCGCCGACCCACCAGATGTCTTTGAAATTCTCGGCGTCGACCGAGTTGCGGGGCACGACCTTGTTTTGATTGTCGCCCGCGACCGCAGCGGTGCCGATGACAGACACGGCGGTCGTCGTGTCCATCGTCACGAACGAGCCGGACATCTTGGCTTCCCAGCTGTCGAGGCGCTTCAGCTCTTTCGTGTTCTTCGGGCAGTTGTCGATGTCCTCGCCGAAATCGCTGAATGACGGCGTCGCCTCGAACGACACGCCGCCGCTCGTAGCGCCGATGATATTGGACGCGGTGAGCTCGCCGGTCGCCGGGTCGAAACCTGTAGTGAGGATACCAGCACCGAGCTGGAGCTTTTTGAAAGTGTCAGTCGGGATCTGTGTGAACTTTGCCATTTAACTTGTCCTCTCAAAATGAGGTGATAAACTCTGCCGTCACGTTAATATGGCGGCGCTTGATCTTATCGTCGGCGGGGTCGCCCATGTTCTGGCAAAACGGTGAGCCCTTTTTTAGTACGATTCCGCCGCCATCGCACGGGATACACTTACAGCCGACAAGTGCCTTTGAGACTTCACGCGCTTTCGCGTTCGGCCCCGCCTCTGAATCACCACGGTACCAAATATCCATGGCCAATGCGACTTCGCCGCCCCAGAAATCATCGACGGCGAGCTCGTACGTGATGTACGGGAACGTCGCCTCATCTGGCACGGAAGTCGCAGCATACGCCGGGATGCCGAAACCGGCCGTGAAATCGTAGACCGCAGCTGCCGGCGTCATGATAGGCTCCATTCCTCGGCGCTCACCTGCTCGAACTGGAACGATGCGACAGACGGTGCGCGCTTGTCGTCACCGTTAGACGTGACGCGGAATACCTGGCCGTCCGACTTGCGTTTGAAGACGTCGTGGAACTCGAGCGCGGCGTTCGCCGACGTGGTGACGGTGTATGTGTTCGTGAGGCCGTCCTTCTCGGCGATTCGCGCCTCGAGGCTCGTGTCCTTCACGATAGCCGCTTCGAATTCGGCGCCCTCCTGCCAGGCAGCGGCGAAACCGCCCTCACCGTCGGACACCTCGGCCTTGTTCATCACGACACAAGGCTCTTTGAAAGCATCGATCAAACTCATGGCAACTTTCTCCAGCGGTTGATGCGTTTGCGAAATACGTCTTGCCATCGCACAGGCGTGCCGTCGGCAGCGGTGGCCTTCGTATACGAATACCCGGCGAACGACTCCGACGTATATGCGGAGTCTGGGTTTGCCTTACGCCACGCCTCGATTTCATTTGCGATATCGAGGACTGCCTTCGGCACGGCCAGCGCCCACACCTCGCCGTCGAATACCTCGTCGGTGAGGTCTGATGTCGGGTACTGGTGCAGGCCGTCATTGAAAACGCTGCCGACGATGCGGTAATACTGGCCGGGCTTGACGAAGCCATGCGGGAGGGTGAGCTCGCCGTCCATGACGGTGAGCTCACCTGCGAGGTAATCGCACTCGAACCAATTGTGGATCTCTGCGAGCAACTCCTCCAGCATGTCGGCTCCTTAGGAAGTCTTAGGCGCGGTGATGATGCCCTTCATGTGGCCGGCCTTCAGCGTGTTCTTGAGGGCGATACCTGCGACGAGCTCGACCTCGCCCTTCTTGACAGCACCTGGGAGGGTGAGGTCGGGCATGTAGGACGTGATGACCTTGGTGCCGGTCGGGGAGATGCCGTGGAATGCATCGAGGCCGAACTTCACGGCGTAGATGTCGGAGGTACCGAAGGCGGTGGAACTGGCAGCGGTGTCGGCGACGATGTCGACGGTATTGGTGCCGTTGTAGAACTCGCCGGCATCCATGAGCGCGATGCCGTTGTAGGTCTCGACCGCGCGGCCGAAATCGTCCTTGGTGGACTCGTAGTAACCGGCACGGCGTGCGATGCCACGGAGCTTGGAGAGCATCTTGCGGTTCATGATCAGCATGTCGGGCATACCGTCGAGGCAGGAGATGAACTCATCGAGCTCGTCGAGGAACTTGTTGTAGTTGGCATCGACATTCTCACTGGTAGACAGGTCCGCTGTGGCGGGGTACTCTGTGGAACTGTTCTGCAGGAGCTTGTTGAGGCCGTCGAAAGTGCCGACAGCCTTGCCGGCGCCGGCGGAACTGGTCGCGGTGCCGTTGATCACGCAGTGAGTGAAGAAATTGGCAGTGGCCTTGATCTTCTCGTCGGCCTGGAACACGAGCTCGTCGATGGCGCCGGAAGTGTCCTGGATGACACGGTCGACCTCGAAGGAACCGCCCATGATGATGGCCTGCGTGGTCTTCTTCACACGCTTGGCCTCGTTTGCAGTGTACTCGGAGTTGATCGTACGGACGGCTGCAGTGGAAGGCGTCTTCAGCTGCGTGTAGCCATAGACGAGCGTGGAGCCGCCGGTACCGGGGGAGATGGCGTTATCGAAAGTGAGGCGGTCGAGTAGCAGGGAGGATCGACGGAACATGTCGACGACCTGCTGGTCTACCTTGTCGGTCATGCAGTCCTTGGCCTCTGCGAGGGTGATAGGCATAATTGCCTCCTTTAATCAGTGTTCTGCTTGGTGTACTTCTGTCGCAAGGCCTCGCCGAGCGACTTCGGTTCTGCCGCGCCGTCGCCTGCGCCGGCGGGCGGCGTGTCGACTTTCGCGGGCTTCGTGTTAGTTGCCGGGATGAAATCCGACCACTCGCCTTTGACCTTCTCCGTGACCTTGTCGGCGTCCTTGATGGCGCCGTCCTCGACCACGATGTCGGACAGGTCGGCGACACGCATCACGGCATCCATACGCTTGGGGTCGACGCCTGCATCGGTGAGCAGCTTGCGGTACAGCGATTTCTTCTCGCGGTCGGCGGCAGCCTTCGCGGTATCCGCCTTGAAAGCCTCGAAATCGGCGTGCTCCTTCTCATACTTCTCTTTGAAACCGTCTGCCGGCTTGGCCTTGAGCTCATCGAGCTCCGCCTCGGCCTTCTTCAGTCGGTCAGCAGCATCCTTGAGCTCGTCGCGCTCGTCCTTCAGCGCGTTGACGGTCTCGGTGTGCGCATCGATGATCTGGTCGATCTTCTCGTCTTCGATCCCCATGGATCGGAGGAGTTTGCGGGTGAGTGCCATGATGTTCGCTCCATTCCTTCGGATTCTGGGGCACATGCTTCGACCCCATACTGTATAGCGCATTGCTTCGCGCATTTAACATAAATAATACCAGGTTAACTACTGCCACCGAGCGCCTTTTTCAGCACTTGGCGATATTGCGCGCCGTGCTCTGAAGCCGCGGGCCTCAGGAACGGCTGTGCCTTCTGGCGCGAGGTGCCGAGCTCGACGTACGGTGCGTATTCGACATTCGTGCCGATGTACACGGCGTTATCACCGGCATCGACCTCATACGTGATCGAGCCGCGCAGGTTGCCGGTATCGACCGGGCATTTCTTGGCCGCATAGTTCTCGGCCAAAAGCCCGATCTCCTCGAGCGCTGCGCCTATAGCAGAATCGATGCCGTCGACTACTTGCCCAGTATTGTCCTGCTTCACCGTGACGCCGCTTGCCATGTCACGCCTCCTCTTTGATGTAAAACGGACAGTCGGCGCCGTCGAAATATACGGCATCGGGCTTGATGTTGCCGAGGCGGCGCTCGTACGCCAGGCAATACGACTTGTCCGGCGAGTCCTCCCACGGCGCCGGGCCGTGTGCGTTCGCACAGGTCCGGCATTTGCGGGGGTTGCGCTTCAGGCAGCCGAACGAGTCGTCGAGCTCGAGGTTTGGTACTTTCTGTTTATCAGTTGCCATGCTTCCTCCATTAGCCGCGGTAGTTCTTCTTCGAGCCGGTCCACTCTTTGGGGTCCTGCTGGAACTTATCGTAACCCTGCTCTGGGTGCAACTCCAACACGACATGCATCTTGCCGTCGGTGCCTTTGTATACGTCGGTCGCAGTGTAATAACCACCACGCTGCAAGATCATCTCAGACTCGTGGCCGAAACTCGTCTGCTCCTTCTTGCCGTCCCAGCTATGACCATTGTGGCTGACGCCAGAAAACGCTGAAAATGGCTCCGCATACATCATCTCAGACCCGGCCGGGCAATAGATCTCCATGTCGACAGGCTTGCCGTTGAAACCCTTACCCTTCGCCGTACCGGTAGACACGAACGAATTGATGCGGTTCGACATGCCGACGAGTGATTTGAGCTCATCTGTGTCCATAGAATACAACTCCGATGCATCTATGCCGAAGAACGACTCCATGGCGTTGTAATCGCATCCACGTACGAGCCATGTGTCATGATCATACGATGATTTCTCAATGATCTCAGTCATGCGGCGGATCGCAGAGCCCTTGCCCTCGAAATTGATCCACACGTTGCCGACACCCTTGTAGAACTTCTTCTCCCAGCCGGAACCACCCTGCGACCACGGCTTCTGGAAACCGGACAGCGGGCGGTTCCAAGCACCAGAGCTCTGCGTATAGCCGTAAATGCCGTCGCGTTGTGACTCGGTGGCTTCACGCCAGACCTTACCGCATACACCACGGAAATGCTTATCGGCCTCGGCCGACGAAGTGAACCTCCAGGCATTCGCCTTGCGCTCTTCGCTGAATGCCGAATCTTCAATGAGCCCGAGGTCGACCATCTGCTTGTGGATCGACTGACGCTTGAGCCTCAACGCCGACATCTTGTCGATATGCGCTTTGTATGCCTGGCCTTGCTGGTTGAAATCTTCGACGTTATCGATGAGCTCCTGCCACTTCACCAACGCTGCATCATCGCCGGCGTCTATGGCCTTGGCGACTTGCTCCTCGAAATACTCGAGTTTCTTGGGGATCGCGTCTTTCTTCGCATCCCAATCGGCGAGTGTCACGGGGTCTTTCCAAATGCCGGAATACGTCTTATCGGAACTCTTCATGAGCTCTTTCAATACGTCGATCTCGTTATCGACATCCTTCAACTGGCTGTCAAGCGCGTTCGCGAGCTTCTGCTCTTTGGTCAGCTTCTCGGCTTTCCATTCCTCGTAACTCATGCCACCGAGTTTGTTTGCACGCTCGACCTCGTCATACTCAACATCGCCGATAACGGGCACCAAGGTGCAGCGGCAGTTGTAGACCTCAGAGGCAGGGCCGTCCGGGTCGCCTGGGTATTTCAGTCCGTTGCTGAACTCAGCATCGAGCTTGACTACCTCACAGTCTAGGTGGCGGTGGCTGCCACGTGTGCGCGAGTCGAGCGCCGCGAGCCATTGCTTTTCGACATCGATGCCCATGCCGGCGGCGCGCTCGTAGCCCTTGAGCTTGCCGAGTGAATGCGCGCTCGTCATGGCAGTGCGCGCCGCCTTCATTGCGGCCCGCTGGTCCATGGCGGCGATGCCCGCGATGGATGCGGCGAGCTGCGGTACCGTCTGGCCCTGCAGCACGGCCTGCGTCACAGCAGCCGTGACATGCCGGCTATTCCATGCCGTATCTTTCGCCTTATCGAATGCCGCTTGCGGGAGCAGGTCGGGCTCGTTCGCGACGAGCTCCATGACGGTGTTCTTGTTGTACAGCGTGAAAGACGTATTCGCCTTGGTGCCGTGTTCGATCTCATAAGTCGCGAAGTTCATGCCCTCCGCATACACGCCGGCAGGCACTTGGTTGACGTAAGCCATCGCCATCTTATCAGCAGCGGTGAGGTCCTGCGTCAACGCCTTCTTGAGCGCCTTGAGCTGGTCGTTGTGCAACGCCTGGTCCTTACGCCATGCGGCATATGCCTTCGCATCCTTCTTGCCTGCGGCGACGTCGGCTTGCCATTTCGCGTCTTCGGCCGCGAACTCTTTGAGCGATGCTTCGATGCGTGAGGTCATGCCGTCGACCGCATCGGCGTAGGTGAGCTGCAGTTTCTCCTGCAGCTCCTGCGCCTGCTTCTCGAGCAAAGCCTGGGTGTTCTCCTGCGCCTTCGCAGCTTTCGCCGCGAGCTTCTTGCCTGCCTTGCCAGCACCGTCTTTCGACTTGTACCCGTTCTTGAATGTGCCGTCTGGCATCATGTAGCCGTAAGTGCCGTCTGCGAATGTGTTGACGACATATCCGCCTTTGTCTTCACTCTTCAGGACCTGCGGGCCTTTCGGTTCTGAGGCGGCGAGCTTTGCGGCTGCCTTCTTGGCGCCGTCTTTCGACTTATAGCCTTCCTTGTGCTTGCCGCCATCCGTCATATAGCCGTAGGTGCCATCTGAATACGTGTCGATCTGGAAACCATCAAACTGTTGTGTCTTGGTGACGGCTGGGGGCTCTTTAGTTTTAGCGCCAGTCGAAGACCCTACGGCTTCAACTGGCACGAGCTCATACCCACCAGATTCTAAAGCATGTGCGATCGCCGATTCAACTGTCATGTATACATATTCTGACGATGTATGACCGTCAGCCATTACGTATTTCCACCCAAATGTTCCTTTAATGAGAGGGATCTCGTCAACTGAATGGATCTTTTTCACGGTAGGACCACCTTAAACGCTAAAGCATACCATCGTCGTCATCGTCGTCATCATCACCAGCAGGTGCAGTGGTGTTCACCAGCATGCCCATGCGCTCCTCGTTTTCGGCGTCGAGGCGTTCCTTGATCGCCGGCACCTCGCTGGGCGAGATATTCGGCAGCTTGCGCAAGATCGTCTCGTGGTCGAGGTACTGCGCCTCGCTCATGACCATGTCAACCTGCTCTTTCTGGTTGCTGACGCGTGTGCGCTTGAACACCGGTGTGTCGTCGATACCCATGAGGGCGAGCAGCTGCTGCACGAACTCGGAGACTTGGTATTCGAAATCACTCGCCTCCTCATCCATAGGCTGGTACGCCGCATCGATGTGATCATTTGTAGCGCCTGCCGCCACCGTGTGCACATCGAGGGCTCCGAAGTCCTCGTAGATGCCGTCGCGGATCATCTGCAGGTACTTCTCACGGGCCGCGTACGGGACCTCCTGTGTATATGCCTGCGCATTGCCGCCGTCATCGGAGTCGACGAGCGCGACATGGTTGATCTTCAGGCGGTCGAGGAACTTCTGCAGGTCCTTGTCACTCATGCCGCCTGCATTCGACACGAGCCAGTATATCTGCGCGCAGTCGGTGAGGTCGTTCGCGAAGCCGCTGCGGATCAGGTCGTAGCTGTCGATCGCCTGACGCATGCCGACGAGCGTAGACTGGTGGAGCCTCGAGCCCCACATCGGCACCACGGGCAACGCCGAGTAGTTCTCGCCGCCGATCACCTGCTCGATGCCGTCGGCGGGCGTATAGCTCGTCTTCTCGATATAGGGTCGCTTCTCCTCGACTGCCTCGAGGCGCTCGTTCGTCGCGCCGTTCGCATCCTGTCTGCTCTGGAAACGCGTGTAGCCGTCTGCCTCGTAGAGCACGACCTGCATCGGGCGTGACTGGTCGATACGCCAGAAGCGGATACCTGCCCTGAGCGTGCCGTCGTATTCGTCCCAGAGCGGGCAGAACTCTGTCAGCGGGAACACGAACATGCGGTCGAGGTTCCAGAAGCCGAAGCACACGCCGTGGATGAGCGCATAGTATGCGAGCGTGCGCAGGTCGTGGTCGAAATGCTTGCCGAGCTTCTCCTTTGTCGTGTCCTCCTCGCCGACCTCGTCGACGTCGATGAAAGACACGCCTTGACCCAGCGAATACATCGTGCGCTGGGTGTTGAGGCGGTGGAAGAAATTGCTCGCGATCTTGTTGTTGCTCGCTGTGAAGTCCACGAGCTTCGAGCCTGTGATGTCGAAGACCTTCTGCACATAGGAGTTGATCGTAATGTTCTCCTGGCGGTCGTATGCATCAGCCATGCGCGCCGTGCGGTACGCCTTGCTGGATTTATGCCGCTCGATCGCCTCCAGTACGAAGCCCTCGCGGTTGGTGTCGCCCGCCTCCACGAAATCTTGATATGTGAGTATGCGCGACTTGTCGTCGCGTACCTCGTCCCATCTCATATCTTGAACCTCCTAGGCCCCTCGTCTGCGCCGCCTCCGAACGGCGACTCGTATACCATATCCCTCGGTTTATACACGCGCTTGGTCTTTACGAAATACCTCAGCGCATCCATGCCGTGGTCGTCGACCTTGACAGGCTTGTCTTGGTCTGCCTTATCATCCCACACATAGCCGCAGAACTCGCGCGCCAATTCGGTGAGTGTGTCGCCGATTTTGACCTGGCCCAACTGCATCGCCGATGCGGTATCCCGCACGCCGTCCCCGACATCATTGTCGGCCTTCCTCACTTTGAACCCGCCGCGCCTGCGCAGCTGCGCGATGAACGACGACGCGCTGGGGTCGACTATGATCTCGACGTCTGCTTCTTCCGGGGCGTCGTTCGTGAACACAACCAGGTCGTCGACATAGTCGGGGTCCGTCTTCTGCCTGCCTTCATCACGTCCAGAATAGCGGTACTCGCCGACAGCATGCCACACGCCTGCGGAATCGAGCAGCCACTTGATCGCATGGAGCGGGTTCTGCGTCCCGTAGTCGACGCTCACGCAGTAGCCGTGTACGTCCTCAGGCTTCGCGGGCGACCATGTCGGCTCCTGTGCATCCTTCCAGTTCGGGTACACGAGGCCCTCGGCTTTCGCCCACAGGCCCCTGATGTACCTGTCGTAGTACACAGTTCCGCGGTACTCGGCCTTGAGGCCTGCGACATATGCCGGCGGCAGGAACGGGTTGTCGTCGATCGTGTACCTCTGCACTAACATGTCAATGCCGGGATCCGCCTCGCCCTTGTCGATGAACTGCTTGAGCCAGTGTGTAGGCCCTGCCGGGTTGCAGGCGCCGTGGCATTCGCTGTACGGCAGGCTCAGGCGGCTCTTAAGCATCTCGAATACGTCCGGGTGGATGTCGCAGATCTCGTCGCAATACGCGAACTTGACCTCGGAGCCGCGGAGCTTCGATACCTGGCCTGCGTTCTCGGCGCCGATGCAGTACACGCGCTCGCCGAAGATCTCACACCAGTTGCGGGCGTTGATGTCGCCTACGAACTTATCGCCCCACATGTCGCGCATCGGCGTCAAGACGTTGCGCTCGATGTTCTCCTTCGTGGCGCCTAAGATCAACGCCAGGCCCTTCTTACCGCGCAGCTTGATCAAGCGGTCCGGGATCGTGTACTGCACTGCCAGGTGGCTCTTGCCGGAGCGCACCGCTCCCGTGGCGAGGTTCCAGCGGTGGTGCGCCTCGCGCACATATTCAGCCTGCTTACGCGTCAGGTGTATCTCCATCAGCCGCCTCCTCGATCTGCACGAGCACGTTCTTCACGTCGATGATGTCGCCGTCGTCGGCAGGCAACTGGGGCTGCATCGAGCGCCAGGCGTCCCCGCGGCGGTTGAACAGCCACATGGCGATGGCCTTCACGTCTGCCGGCACGTGCTTCTTGACTTTCTTAGTCAACACTTCCCAGCCTGTGTCGGGGTCGAGCGTCCATGTCTCCTCGAAATAGTCGTACCCCAGCGCTCGCCTGAGCAGTGCGCCCTCGACTTGCCCGTCTACGAGGTCCTCCGTAATTGTGAGCGCCTTGTCCAGCTCAGGCGACTGCTGGCGCCATTTCATGAGCGTTGCAGGCGCGACGCCGATCTTGTCCTCGGCGATCGCCTTCACCGATAGCCCCCGGCGCCTCCAGTCGTTGATCAGCTCGATGCCGTCCTCGCCGAGCCAATAGCGCTTGCGCTGCACCGCGTTGTTGAATTTGATATAAGGCAAAATATCCCTCCTTGTCTATCGGAATATATTCTACAGCTCCTGGCGGGGCTGTTCAAATGACTGCTCGGCTGTGCATAGTATGTATACTGCGTATATGCGGTATACACGATTATGTATAAACGGCCTTTCGATATGCACGATTATGAATAAACGGCCTTTCGATATGCACGATTATGAATAAACGGCCTTTCGATATGCACAATTATGAATATTGTATATACCCCCCGTCAAAATTGAAACGCTTCAATAAGTTAATCGAGGTAAACATATACGCCCTCGACTACCTGTCACACTGGTGTCACACTGGTGTCACACTGCTTTTTTCGATTTATCTGCACTGTGTGACAGGTAGTTTCGGCAAAACACGACGTATACGCATGTGTTTGCAACTACCTGTCACACTGTCACACTGACATGCTCCCCTATACCCCGATATTTTGAGAATATATATTTATAGGTCTATCAGAAATATAGATAGAAAATATCTAATATAGGGGCCCATTGTTGTTTGCCAGTGTGACAGGTAGTGACAAAAACATGAATCT